CAGCGCTCGGGCTGTCAGACAGAGCGTCAACAACGGCAGCAGGACTAAAAGGGAAACTTGGAGAATAGCGAATGGACGCTAAAACTCTATGTCATATAAACGAGAATTTGAAAAGCAACCGTTCTTTATTTGATGCACTTTGGCAAGATGTGGCAGATTATATTGTGATGCGTAAAGCGTCTGTGATCGGGACAATGACGCCAGGCTCAAAGCTTACTCAAAAGATGTACATGAGTCTCCCGACTCAGCTCGGCCAAGACCTTGCTGCGTGGATATCGTACAACTTGACGTCTGGTGAGTGGTTTTATCTTAAAATGGGCGGGATGCTTAAAGATGTCAAAGAGTACAATGAATGGCTTGAAGAGTGCCGCAAGATACAGTACGAAGCCATTAGAGATAGCAATTTTTCAGGTCAATGGAACGAAGTCCTGTTGGACATGATTAATTTTTGTACGGGAGCGTTTTATGTTGAAGAAAATGAAGTTGACCGTCCTGGATTTAACGGGCTTAATTTCATATCTCTCAGTCCAGGAACATATTGTATATTGCTTGGCAGAGATGGTCGGACAAAGTGCGTCTTTCGAGAACTCAAGATGAAAGCCAACGAGTGCGTAGAGAAATGGGGCGAGAAATGCTCTGACGATATAAAGAAGGCTGTTGAAAAAGATCCTTCAAGAGAGTGGGACTTCCTTCATGCAGTCATGCCTCAAAGTTACTTCGGCGGGAAGCACAACGTTAAGAGTAAACCGTTTGTATCGTATTATGTGGATGTCAAGAACAAGCTCGTAATGCAGGAAGGGGGGTATTATTGGTTTCCCTACTTTGTCATACCGTACCTCAGAGAATCCGGCGAAGACTATGGGCGTGGTCCTGGCATAACCGCTCTTCCCGACGTCAAGACGGGTCACAAAGCACGAGAGCTCATGTTAAAAGAGTGGGCATTATCGATATGGCCCCCGCTTCGTCAGATTGAGAATGGTGTGATAGGATCTGTCAAATTAACTCCCGGAGGTCTGACGACGGTTGCCCGGCAGGGAGCGGAAAAGAATCTTGAGCCCCTTTTGACCGGTGCAAACTACGCACAAAACAGTCAACGGTTTGAGGATCTTAAGAGCGATATCCGAGAGATATTTCACGCGGACAAAGTCAAGTTCATCCCTCCGCGAGACCAGACAGGGCAAATGACGGCTTATGAGGTGTCGAGACGATATGAGCTGGCGCATACGTTGTTAGGGCCAACATTTGGCAATATTGTAGACCATGGTTTTGACCCGATGATTGAGACAACATTTGCTATAATGCAAGAGTCCGGTGCTTTCCCGCAAATGCCCCCGGCGTTAGCAGAGCTTATGAACCGTAATGCCGGTAGCGTTACGATTGAGTACGAGAGCCCTCTGGCAAGACAAAAGCGGTTACAAGAAGTAAACGCGATCAATGACACTCATCGGACAGTTGGTGCCATGGTTGAGTTGAAGCCGGACATTATGGACAACTTCAAGCTCGATGACGCAGCGAAGCATGTCGCGCGAGCTTTAGGATACCCAGAAAAGCTCATACGCGAAGATGAAGAGGCACAGAATATACGTGACGAAAGGGTCGCATTACAACAGCAGCAACAGCAGATGGAGCAATTAACACAGATTGCAAAGACTGCTAAAGACGGAGCAGGCGCAGCAGCATTATTGGAAGGAAGTATCTAATGTCGACGAAGACGGAATCCGAAGAGCTTAAGAAGGCCTACTTGTCAATCGTAGGCGACTACTTGAAAACATTTACGTCAGACGCAGGGCGGCGCGTTCTTAAAGACATGAGAGCCAAATACTGCAACAACGTATTTGATATAAATCCTTACCAGAACGCATACAGACTTGGCAAAATGGAAGCTGTGAAAGATATTGAAGCGGTCCTGATGCTTGGTAAAAGCCCTGAAAAACTAGCGGATTTATTTGAACAACCCGAAGATGAAAATTGGGATATTTTCAACAACACGTTATAGATAGAGGTGCGACATGCCAGACGAAGCCGTGGTAGAAGAAGCTGTGGTAGAAGAAGCTGTACAGGATGACCGTTCGTGGATCCCGGAAGAATATCGGGAAGATAAAGCGCTAGAGCCGATAAAGGATATTAACAGTCTGACAAAGAGCTTTATCGCGGCTCAGAAAATGATCGGGGGAAGTGTCCGTGTTCCGAAAGAAGATGCTGATCCGGAGGAGTGGGAATCTTTTTATTCGAAGTTAGGCCGTCCGGAAAAAGCAGAAGACTATGGTTTCCGAAAACCTGACAGCTTGCCCGATGGTGTTGAGTGGAATGGCGACATGGTGTCGTGGTTTGCTTCAGCAGCCCACAAGGCTGGATTGACAAAGTCACAGGCTACAGAACTCATGAATGCATGGAATGACAACCAATTCTCTCAAGCCCATAGTGCGCAAAAGGGAATGAAGAAGCAGCTTGAGGGATTGCAAGAAGATTGGGGAGACCGGTTCGACGGTCGTGTTGAGCTTGGACTGCGTGGCATTGAACGGCTAATGGACGAAAAAGAAGCTGGAGAGTTTAAAGAACTGATGAACTCGACTGGACTTGGTAATCATCCTTTAATGCTGAAGTTTGCGTACGCTGTCGGCAACATGCTCAAAGAAGATGGTTATATTATGAGTGACAGCTACGGCGGCATAATGAGTCCTGAAAAAGCTAGGTCCAGGATAGCCGAGATCAACAAAGATATGAAGCATCCATATTGGTCTGATGATGCCACACCAGAGGCCCATGCGGAAGCTGTCAGGGAAATGACGAACTTACAAAAGTTAGCGTTGAGGAAATAAGCCATGCCGAAGAATCAAATGAACCGAATGCTGCCACAAGACGATTATAATAATTGGGAGTCGCGCGGAGGGAAGATGCCGATTAAAAGAAAGACGGCCCATGGAGTAGAGCCAGAATTGCCGAAGGTTAAAGAGCTATTACGCGTCGGGAAGATAAACGTGAATGATATTCGTGAGATTGCGACGGGACGAAGGAACGTTATCAGAAATGATGACGGCGTACGCTTTACGGGATATCATGTTTCGTTCACAAATATTGATGGTAAGGAAGTATCTGGGTGGATGCCAACGTCTGATTTTGTTATGTTTCGGAGGGAACTGGCGCAAATATCGGCAAAAGGCCTTGACAATTTAGAATTTTGATGTAAAAAACTAATAAAGTAAATCATATCTGGGCAGTCTGAGAAACACTCAGATCCAGGCAAAGCGTCAAATGAGACGAAAAGTCTGGGGGATCGGAACAGGTCCGGCAGTCCTCTATAGCATTATTAATGTAGATTGAATTGGAGGATTGTAAAATGTCAGAAACCATTGCACAGTATTTTGTTGAGCAATATCAGAATACCATCCGTATTCTCGCTCAGCAGAAAGACTCTCGCCTACAAGGTACGACCATCCCTCCTGTTAAGATGGAAGCCAATGCGCTTTATTGGGAGCGGATGGGAGCCACCTCAGCCATTGAATTAACAACTCGCCACATGGACACTCCGAATATTGAAGTGGACCATTCTAGGCGCAAAGTAACCCCCACACCATACATTTGGGCCACCTTGCTCGACACAGAAGACGAAGCCCGAATGCTTGTCGATCCTAGAAATTATTATAATCAAATCGCTCGGATGGCGATGAACCGCACAAAGGATGATATTATTATTGCGGCCCTTGGCGGTAACGCCTACTCCGGCCAGACCGGAACAACTGCCGTTGCTCTCCCGAGCTCTCAAAAGATCGCCCACGGATCTGTCAGTCTTACGCTTGACAAGCTGCTTACTGCAAAGGAAATGCTTGACGAAGCAGAGGTTGATGAAGACATGGAGCGGTATATCGTTTGCGCTGCAAATCAGATTACCAGCTTGCTCGGAACAACTGAAATCAAGAGCGCGGATTATAACTCCGTCAAGGCGCTTGTTGAAGGAAAGATTGACACCTTTTTGGGATTCAAATTTATTCGGTCGCAGCGTCTTGATTTGGAGACAACTACTCGATATTGTTACGCATACACCAAGGGAGCCATCGGCTACGGGATGATCAATGACATCCAGAGTAAGCTGGATCAGAGAAGTGACAAGAACTACGCATGGCAAGCGTGGTGCAAATTGGATATTGGTGCGACAAGAATTGAAGAAGAGCAAGTTGTGCAAATCGCTTGCACCGAATCGTAATAGTAATGGAGGTATGGTATTATGGATTATGGACTTTATTTGGGCATGGGGGCACATCCCCGGCAAGACATTTTCACTGAGAGCTCTACCAAGCAACATGAGTTGGGGACTTTCTTTGATGACGAATACGAACGAAGGTTCCGCTATGCCTATAATGCTGCATCTGCTCTTGTAGCCGGCAATATCGTTCAAATGCCTGCGCTTGGCGGGGCGGCAACGACCCTACAGAGTACCGCTGCTGTTGCCGTGGAATCGGATGTGTCCGACAGGCGTATTTACGTAACGGCAATTACCACCGCGCAAGCGGCTGATTTGTTCAAGGAAGGATGGGCTGCTTTTTGGGACGCAAGTTTGACAGCAGTTTATACGAGACGGGTTCTCAAAAACTCGACCCTTGCTACGACTGGTGTAGCAAGTTACATCGAGATCGATGAGCCTTTGCCGGTAGCATTGACCACTTCCGACAAAGTGGCTCTGATGGCTAATCCGTATAAAAACATCGTAGTTGCACCGACTACAATTGCGGGAAAAATGCTAGGCGGTGTACATTGCGCTGTGTCTGCTAATTATTATTGCTGGGTTCAAACGCGAGGTCCGTTCGGTTTTAGAATCAAAGATGCCACAACCAGTGTCGGGGTTGTTCAGTTAATTGGAGCGGCAACTACGCCGGGGACTTTGGTAAATAAATCGGCATCCGGGGCTCAGGTTGTTGGGTTGTCTTACGCTTTGTGGCTTGACGAATACTCCGGCATTTGCTACCTGACGTGCGAGTAATAATATCTGGGGCTATTCGGACAAGCCCTGGCCCCAGATATCAAATGGACGTTTGATATGGGATTTGAAATTCATACCGCATCAATTCTTGGACCTATTTTAGGGCGCGTGATTGGTGTAACTATTACTTATGAGGGCGTGTTGGGGCGAGGTGTTTTCGGCGGTGGATACGGTGGTGCTGATTTGAACACTATCGATTACATCACGATTGCTACGGCTGGGAATGCTACGGACTTCGGCGACCTTACTGTTGCGAGACGGTATTTGGCGGCATGTTCGAACTCGACCCGAGGCGTTTTCGGCGGTGGATTCGATGGTGCTAATTCGAACACTATCGATTACATCACGATTGCTACGGCTGGGAATGCTACGGACTTCGGTGACCTTACTGCTGCGAGATATGCTATTGGGGCATGTTCGAACTCGACCCGAGGTGTTTTCGGCGGTGGATTCGATGGTGCTAATTTGAACACTATCGATTACATCACGATTGCTACGGCTGGGAATGCTACGGACTTCGGCGACCTTACTGTTGCGAGA